CTCGACTTTCTGTAATACTTATGTATGAGGGGGGCTGACCAAAAATGGGGAATTCCCCTTGCGTAGCCACGCAAAAAGACGCACATTAGACGCAAAGGAGAGAACTATGGTTGCGAAAATTCCAGTTGAGGTGCATAGGATTCACGGAACGAAGGCTAATAAGCCGGGGGTTTTTCTGCCGGAGGAGATCAAGCAGAGGATTCCGTTTGCTGAGTGGGCGAACAACCCGGAGTCGTTCACGAGGGAAAAGTTTGTTAAGGAAACGGCGGAGTATTTGTTCAGCGTGTACGGGATAGGATCGGATCAGGACAGGCATACGCTCATGATGCTTGCTGATCAGTTACAGCTTTACATAGAGGCTCGAGCTGCGATCGCAAAGTACCCGCTGATTGTGGAGACAAATGCTGGCAAGACCTTTGCGCCCAATCCTTACGTCAGCCTTGCAAACAAGGCTATGGACAATGCCATTAAACTTATGTCTGAGTTAGGGCTGACACCAAAGTCTAGGTTGGCAGCTAATAAGCTCGACGACAACACGAAAATAAACGACTTCCTGAAAGGGCCTAAGTTCGGAACATGAAATTAGAAGATGGTATTGAGTACGCAGTTCGCGTAGCAAAGGGCGATATAAACGCCTGCAGGAACGTAAGGTTAGCCTGTCAGCGATTCCTGAATCATTTAGAGAACAAGGACTGGGAATGGGTTTTTGATCCGGGCCCTGTCAATCACTTCTTACAGTTCACGGCGCTATGCAAGCACGTTAAGGGACAGTGGGCAGGCCAGTCAGTCAAGCTAGAGCCCTTCCAGATCTTGATTGTCTGCGCTATCTACGGATTCAGGAGTAAGAAGGACAGGCAAAAGCGGATGGTGCAAGACGTTATTGTCTACATCCCGAGAAAGGCAGGAAAGTCCACCCTGACAGCGCTTATCGCCTTATACGAGCTGGGATTCGGCGAGGCCGGGGCTGAAGTTTACACACTGGCGACTAATCGAGATCAGGCCTCAATTGTGTTCACGACTTCTAAGGGCTTCATCGAGACAATGCCTAAAGAGCTGTCCAGTATGTTTGTCACTGGAAAGTTTACGATCACGAAGTCGAAAGACAGCCAGAGCATGATGAAAGCTCTCTCCAGAGACACTAAAAAGACCGGAGACGGGCTCAACCCTTCTTGTACGATCGTTGATGAAGCAAGCCAGATCGTGGACAGGAATGCGATTGAAGTATTGCATTCTGGGATGGTATCTCGGCTTAATCCTCTGCGTCTATATATAACCACCGCTTCTTTTACCCGCGACACAAAGTTCTTTGAGGACTTTCAGGTGATGGAGCACATCCTCCATCAGGACGTACCTGATAACCCGCGATGGTTTGGCCTTCTTTACTCGCTGGATGCTGGAGACGACTGGAGAGACGAGACGGTATGGGCTAAGGCCAACCCGATGCACAATATCTCGGTCTCACACGATGCGATCGTTGCGCGATGCGAAGAGGCGAAGATTAAGCCTGCTGCGCTTAATGAATTCCTCTGTAAAACGCTTAACGTTTATGTATCTGCCGAAACTGCGTGGGTCGATAGGACGCATTGGGATGAGTCTGTAGGCGTTACAGGCAGAGATCCTGAGTCGGTATTTATCGGTTTTGACCTAGCGGCGACACGAGATCTAAACGCTGTCTGTACATTAAAGCGATTTGCCGAGGACGATTACGAAGCAGAATGGAAGTTCTTTCTGCCTGAAGATGGGTTTGATTTACTGCCAACCCACTACAAAGATATTTTCCGGCAGGCTATTAATTCGGGGATTTTGCACATCACTGAAGGTAATGTGATGGACGACCGAGAGATTTCGGCGTATATTGTCAAGCAAAGTCAAAAATACGATGTAAAAGAAGTCGGATATGACGCTTATAATGCCGCTGCAATAGTGGCAAGACTATACGAAGCTGGCCTGCCAGTCAAAAAAGTCGGTCAAGGAATGGCGGTGCTTTCTAACCCGTCAAAACATGTCGAGCGACTTATCTTAGGCCACAAAATCAAACACGATGGCAACCCATTTCTAGGACATCAACTGGGCAATTGCGAAGTGTTTACAGACGTTCAAGGAAACATTAAGGTCAAGAAAGCCGGTGTGGATAAACACGCTAAGGTTGACGGCATAATCGCCTTGATTATTGCGATGCACTGTAGTCTGGACAACCCGATGCCTAATGAATCGTACGGATTCAGAGTTTTCTAGGGGTAAAAATGGGCTTATTCGACGTATTCAAGCGTAAAACAGACAAAAAAGAGTCGAATTCGCTCTTTGGCAACACTGTTTTAGGCAACAACGTCATGCTCCGTGGCAAGGGGCAGGGCTACGGTTCTAATCAATTACTTTACGTTACGACCTCTGCGGTTAACGAAGCAGGTCGGACTGTCGATATAACGACACTTGCTAGAAACTCGACTGTAATGGCTTGTGTAGGGGCAAAAGCACGTTCTCTTGCTCAACTTCCCGTCAAGATCATGTCTAAGCAGCCTGACGGCACGTTTGTAGACACACAGACCGATCCTAGCGTTCCTGAGCGTGAAAAGAGCCGAGCAGCAAGCGTTCTTAACCTTCTTGCGAATCCTAATAACTTCCAGAGTCAATACGAGTTTTGGTATCAGTTCACGATGTGGCATGAGCTTGCCGGTGAGACTTTCGTATTACTCTGGAGGAAAGACGCACAGGAACCGACGCAGATTCCGCTCGAGATGTACGTTCTTGACTCGACGCTAATCGTGCCGAGGATCTCAGAGACGCGCTATCCCTTCTACACGCTTACAAGTTCATCCTACGGATTTAACAAGGACGAGCCACTCAAGTACTTTCAGGTGATGCACACGAAGAGCGAGCCGTGGCAAGGCTCCAGTTCGTTTAACCGCTTGCAAGCTGTCGAGTTGGTTTCCTTAGATCAGGACATTGATCTTTACTCCAACTTCATTATGTTGAACGGCGCAAAACCATCTGGTTTGTTCCGTACTGAGCAAGTTATCCCCGATTCAAAGTTCAAAGAGATTGCCAGCAGGCTAAAAGAAGCGTGGACCAACATGCTTAACAGCCAGCCCTCGGATCAGAGCAAGCCGGGGCAGTCTATGCTCCTAGATCAAGGCATGACCTACGAAGCAATCAAGCCTCTCACGCTTCAAGATGTTGATGCTAGAGAGCTTAAGAAACAAACAATGACGCGTATCTGTGGATTGTTTGGTGTACCTCCCGCGATGATCGGAGTCGGCGAGTCTAAGTACAACAACACCCAGACGATGCTAGATGAGTTCTACAAATCAACGATGATGCCGTTCATTACGAACGTTGAGCAACGGTTAAAATTGTCGCTACTAAAAGGCTATCCGAATTTACACGTTCAGTTTCAGACACAAGACTTCCTGAAGGGCGCTCCGCTGGATCAAATGAATTATGTCGTTGCAGGAGTTAAGAATGGGATTCTTACGCAGAATGAGGCCCGCGAATATTTGGGACTTAATTCTCTCGATGGTGCTGATGATCTGTTGCTTGCCGCTGGTGGCGATAGCGCTCTCCCCGGTAGCTCTCCGCAAGACACTGGCGGTGGTGGAAACCTTAAAGTGGTGGGTAAAACAGGCAGAGCCGGAAATGCTTAAGGAACTGTTAGAGAAACTTAAGGCGGCGGCAGATAAGAGGAAGCCAAAGCCTAAGTTGGTAGATGGAATGGTTAAAAAGGAACCGATCAATGGCTAAGCAAATCACCTTTTTCTACGAGGCTAAGGTCGAATTAGGCCGTAAAGCCGACGAGGCTTCAGGACCTACGGGTGAAATCGAAGCCACACTTACGACGTGGGGCGCAAGAGAAGGCGCTGACGGTCGTCGGTTCTTTTACACGCCCGAGGCTTTTGAGGCGTGGCACGAGATGTGGATGGACGAAGGAAGGCCACTTCCGATGTACTTCCAGCACTCTTCCGACATGATGCCTGTCGGCGAATGGTCAAAGTTCGACATTACCGAAGAAGGCATGACCGGCACAGGAAAGATCTTCCTGAACACCACTGCTGGCTCCGATCTGTACACGATCATGAAGGAAAGCCCGAGAATGGTTGGCGGCGTTTCTGTGGGTGCTTACGCAGATGAGTATCAAATGGTGGATGAGAATGGCGATCCTACAGGTAAGGACGATGGTTTCTTTCAGATCGTCAAAGGTGGCCTAGCCGAGGTTTCTATCGTGATGCAGCCTAATAACCCAAAGGCTGAGATCAGCAGGCTTGAGTATTGGATGGGCTCAAAACCCAATCCGAGAACGATTGAGAAGGCTTTGCGTGATGCAGGCCTATCTCGCCGGGATGCGACCGCCGCGTCCGGTGTGTTGAAAGCCATTTTGGAACAGCGTGATGCTGTAGGCGATCAACAAACTGCCACTCAGAGTGAGTCTGATGCGGCGGAGTTGCTGAAGGCGCTCGAATACCGCGAGTTGCTGAAAGCTATTTCAACCCGTTAGGAGATTTCAAAATGTTGGAAAAAGTCATTGAAAAACTGGATGCAATCGAAGCATCTAGCGCTGCCAAATTGGCAGAAACCGCTCAGGCCGTCGAAGTAAAAGTTGCTGAGGCTGTCGAGGCTCTTAAAACCGAAACCGAAGCAAAGATTGCCGCATTAGAGGCAAAAGTTGCCGCTCCTTCGATCATCCGTCCTATCCATAAGACCGTCCGTGGCGAAGCAAATCGTCGCTTCAAGGACGTTCTTAAGGAGTACATGAAGGCCGGTAACAACATCGAGCGCGAAGTCAAGATCTTTGAATCTGTGGATCAGTGCGAAGCGTACATCAAGGAAGCCTCGGCTCTTACGGGTTCAGGCTACGACGTTGGTGGCCGTACAGCTTACGATCCCGTGTTCGCTGCAAAGCGTCTCGGAAATCCCTTGATGGATCTGTCGCGCATTGTTGCAACTGACGGCTCGGCTTATCAGTTCCGCGTCAAGACCGGCAATGCAGGTGCTCAGTGGGGCTACACCGTTCAGAACAACGGCGCACCCACAACTGAAGCCACGAGCATTTGGCAGGTGATCCTTAAAGACTTGAACGCTCAGTTCCCCATCCGTACCGCAGCACTTGATGACATCGACGGCTTAGAGGCTAACGTTGTTGACGATATGTTGATGGAGTTCCAGCAGGCTATGGCAACCTCGATGATCCAGAACAACGATCAGTCGGGAACCGGAACCTCGGTAACGACGGGTGGCGCTGACGGTCTGCGCGGTTTGGATCAGTACGCTGGCGCTAATGCAACTTACACGGGTGGCTCTTGCTCGACAGCTGCTTTCGGTACTTCGGGAACTGCAACGACCAACGGTCTGCATAGCCTTGCTACCTACGACCAGCTCACAACTAACGCCAACACGGTCGCGGCAAATAATGTGAACTATAAAGATGTAGTGAACTTTATTTATAGCCTGCCCCAGCAATATTGGACTCCCAGTGCAGCGTTCATGATCAACCCGATTCTGCTTCAAGGCATCCGTGGGTTAGTCGATCTGCAAGGCCGTCCGATCTATGTTGACGGTCTGTCACGTACCGATGGCATCGTTGGTGAGTTGCTCGGCTTCAAGGTTGCAGTCAACAAGTATGTTGACAACCCCAGCCAGCCCACCACCGGCGCAGCAGGAACTACCAGCTATTATCCAATGTACTTTGCGGATTGGCAGCAGTTCCACACCATCGTCATGCGTCTCTCGATGGTTCTCAGGAGATACGACCAGACAGTTCCGGGATCTATAACATTCTATGGCGAGACTCGTGCAGCCACTTCGGTGCGCGATCCTAACGCTGGCGTTCGTTATCGTTCGACTGGTACGGCTGCTTGATAAAAGAGGGCGAAAGCCCTCTCCCTTTTGGAGAGACTATGAAACAGGTTATTTTGGAAGGCTTGAAAAAGGCTCTCCACGAGGGCAAAAGCACTGTCAACCTCGCGGAAGCCTCAGCCCTAACCGGCTCAGGCAGCGGGGTTGGTGGTCGCGTTTATAACGAGGATGTGTTTGCATCGCTTCGTTACTGGAACCCATTTCGGGTTTATGCAAATCAGACAATGACGGCAGACTCGGACATTCAGTTTGTTGTCAAAACAGGTAACGCTGCTAACTCCACAAACCCGTGGGGCTACACGGTTAACGCCAACTCAGGCTCACCCAATATCGCCACATCCATCTGGCAGCTTCCGATGCGTGTTATCTCCGCTCAGATGCCAATTCGTGCAGCGGCGATGGATGACATCAATGGATTGGATGCGGCTCTTGTTGAAGATCTTGCGATGGAATTCAGCCAGATCGAAGCCGCGTCGATGGCAATCAATAACGATCAGGCAGGATCAACAACGACCTCCACAGGCGCTACAAACGGCCTTAGAGGCTTGAAGATGTACGCTGGTACTGCTGGATCATCCGCTGCTTATGGAACGTCAGGAACGGCCATTACAGCAGGTATACACACGCTTAATACCGTGGGTTATACGCACTCAGGTGGTATTGAGTGGGAAAGCCTCGTAGACGTTGCTAGCGCTCTTCCCGGTCAGTTCTGGAGGATGCCGGGAACTGCGTGGATGATGCACCCGACAGCTATTGCAACGCTGAGGGAATACGCTCACGGCGGTAATTCTTACGCGCTTGTCGAGACGGGCGAAAAGGACGAAGGCCCCGGTGTAAATATTATGGGGTGGCCGGTGATTGCGAATCCTTACTTAGACGCTCCCGCCGCTGGCGCTTCTCCAATCTATCTTGCGAATTGGCCTCGGTTTATGTGGATCGTCGATCACTCGGAGATGACGCTTCAGAGAATGGAGCAGACCCAGCCGGGAACGATTACGATCTATGCTGAGAAGCGGATGGTCTCAACCGTTCGTGATGTAACTGCCGGTGTACGTTTGATCGGAACCTAAGATGCCATCCCAACTGCAAGGTAACTTCGGAGCGGGTTCCAGAAACCCGTTCAACTACTCGAAGGTCATTCAGAGCACCCGTGATCCGGTGACTCAATGGCTGACGTTTGAGGAAATAACCAACCAGTTGAATTTGTTTCAGGATGAGTCGCAGGACGATTACCTAAGTCAGTTAGAACTCGCTACACGGATGGCGATTGAGGACTACTTAGGTATCCCGATCTTCAATGTGACTTATCAGGCCTCTTACATGATCTCAGGGCTTATGGCTGCACCCGTGAGCCTTGATCTCCCCGAAGTCTCGCAAAATGGCGTGACAATCAATTGGGTGAAGTATTACACCGACTTGAATCCGCCGACACTCACGACGATTACAAGCTCAAACTACTACTACGATCCCACCGGGAACAAAGTTGTTTTGTTTGAGGTTCCCAACAACATCAACACTTACATGACTGCGCCGATGCTTTGCCAGTACACCCTACAGGGCTCGGTAATCGGTCAGTATCCCGTTGTCAAACAAGCGGGTCTTATGTTATTGACGCACTTTTACAATAATCGCTCGGCTATTTCGGCAGAGCAGCATAAACAAATGCCGTGGGCGATTGACCAATTGCTCAGACCATACAAATCACTCGTAATGTGAGCTAAAAATGGTCTTACGCG